GAAACTCTTGATTAATAATCAATTGGTATTGATTAGCAAGTAATTGTTCTACGGTTTCCCAACAGTCATCGTAAATATGGGCTGATTGACTAATGGTAATCAGTGGACCCATTGTTAAATCGTAGTCAGACTGCCTAGCAATTTCATCCCTAATATGACGCTGTAAAGCCCGTAATCCCATTGCATTAGCCGGCCAAGCGGAAAACATATCATTACTTCTAAAGGTAGCTGTCAGGGATAGTTCATTATCTACTACTCTTACCCAGATATGATTGAGACAAGGCGATCCGCCGTGATTATGATCTGAGTCACCCCCTTTTCTTTCTCCTCGCACGATTGTATGATAATCGTGTCCACGCCAACTGTTATGTTCGTCAAGTATTTGATAGTTTCCACTCCCGCTATCCCAAAGGGACATAACGGCACTAGCTGAGTCAATTTCTTTGATTAATTTTGTGATAACTGCTTTAATCTGGTCTTGACCAAACCAAGAGCGTAATCGTTGACCATAGGTATATTTAACCCCTTCTCGATAATCGGCATCACTAAGTATTTGTGGGATATAGTTCTTTAGATATTTTCTATCTAAAGGTAAGTAATTAGGTTCTGGAAAATAAAAGTCTTCTGGTTCGTCGGTAACTATTGCCATTAAATCGATTAATTCTTGCCATTTACCGTCATAGCCAGTAGGCCTGATAGTGCCAGTAGTTTTGATTCTTTGCAATATTTTTATCCAAGTTTCAGCAATGGTTTTACCTTCAATCCGATGACCATATCGTGGTCCGGGTTTTACTTCTGATGTAGGTTCGTTGTAGGGAAAAACCATTGGTTCTGCCCACGAACCAAGGGTTCCTACTTCTACTATTGATTTTATATCTATATCCCGTTCAAGATTTGGTATTAAAATCATAGAATATCGTAATTGATTTAAAACTTCTAAAGGAATATCTAAATCGATGTATCCTTTTACTAAAGAATCAATTGCCCAGCACTCTTTCCCTACATAATTCTTCCCTCTATAAACTCCATTCTCAAAGAAATCTTTCAAGCATTGAACACTACCAGAATTTTTGTCTTCTTGGGTTAAATCCATTACAACAAGATAACGAACGTGAGGATTGGCCAATAAATTACGGACTAAAAAGTTAATTCCCCTTGACGCGCTATAAAGATTACCAATTACGGCATAATCAGAGGGATCGAGTTTTGCGGCTACTGACTTAGCAGGAGTCCATCCTGTACAGATAGCAATATAGCCACTGCCTAAAATCAACTGATTGGGCTTGTAGATTGCATTAAACATTGGCTTTTCCTTTTTCTTTAATATTGGGTTGCTTCCAAGTTTCTATTTCTTTCAGAAATAAATCAGATTTAGGTTTCCAGTTTTCTATTTCTTCTAGAAGCAAGTCCAGTTTTGCGTTGATTTCTTCAAGAGTCATGATCATAATTAATTTTGCCCTTATTTTGTTGAGAGATATAGAAACCAATAACCAATAACTAATAACTAATAACTAATAACTGGCATTGTGGTATTACTCTGTTTTTTGCCACGGATTATCATCTAATCCCCATCGATGCTTAAGAAAAGCTTTGTACATATTTTCTCTGACCATCATTTGTTCGTAAAGCTTGATCAGGAAATCCTGCGCTTGCTCTTGGCTCATTTTTTCTACCTGAGACTGAAAAGAACGAATATTGAACTGCTGTTCTAAAGAAAGTTCGATAGGTTGAGACATGATTACTCCTAAATTAAAATTCAGACTCTTCTTTTTGAGGCTCAAATCTATTATCAAAATCTTCCAACGTTTGTTTTAAGCAGTGATAAAAGCCGTTAAATTCGTCAAAAGGTTCCCAGTCTTTTTCGTGATATTTGAGTAGCTTTCTTGCTAACTCTGGTTCAATGGGAACATAGATGTAATCTTCTAGCGTGAATTTATCTTCCACTGTCTAACTCCTCCCAAAAATTGTCAAAACAAGTGATTTTCATCTCTAATCTTCTGTCAAATAAATTCTGAAAATTAGGATTATCAATTTCTTTTTTTATTCTATCAGAGTATTCATGTACAAAAGAAATAATGTTTTCAAGGCTGATAGCATTGTTAGCTTCATCTTGATAATATTGTTCTTTTTGAGCATCCGACATTTTATCCCAAATTTGACTTCTTAATTCTATTAAGTCTTTTTTAAGGTTTTTTATTAGATTCGCATCCATACCATAACACCTCTTTTAGATGATTATCTCTTTTTGATCGCCATTTTTTTCGAGTATTAACCGAGTATCTTTTTCTGCCTGAGATTTAGCGTACAAAGCCATAAACTTTAATCCTTTGCGAATAATTTCATCTCTCGATAAATTCAACTGCTGAGATATTTCTTCGAGATGTTCTGAGCTTTTCCCATTAAACTCTATTTGAAATTGTTTGATACTCATGTTTTAGCTCTTTTTGATATACGATTCTTTGGGGTCTTCTGAGCCTAAATCAACAACCCCCACTAAGTTTCTTGTCCAAGAATCAAGATTGATTAAATCATCCGTTAGGGAATGAAAGGTAGTTTCTGAGGGTACATTCTGACGAAAAACACGCCCATATTCTAATGCTTTCTTAAAAGCCTCCTCATTAGAAATTGATCCAGAAAGATTATCTAACCAGGTTTCAGACTCTGATAAATTATTTTTCATAATGTACTTACTTCCGAAATCTCCATAACTAAACTATATGGCTTCTTACTTGAATTGTCAAGAAAATCTTGGTACACTAAGATTAGAAAAATTTATATTAATACAAATGTTCGACACTGCTATTGGAGTTGCGGGGAAATTTTTAGAAAATCCCACGATTAAGGCTAATGCCTCTCTATCCTTTTCTGTGGCTACAGGCTCTACCATGACTACCGATGCCGTTGGTAATCCAGTTATGCGAGCATCTTCTATAGAGTCTTTAGTAATTGCCTGTTGGCTACAGCAGGCAAAACCGCCTGCGGCAGAAGTACAAGAAGGTAGTTATCTCGATTGTGAATATTTTGAGGGAAGATTGGTAAAGCCTAAAGATTACCCGTTCCCGATCATGAGTACAGGAGAATTACAGGTAACAATTAATGGCAGAATCGGACTTGTGAGACAGTTAAATGTGTTTGAGTCCCCGACGGGTCAACAGCTAGGAATTGCCGCAAAACTAGGACGGAGAATTAAACTTTATGCAAGATTTGATCAGGGTAGTTAAGCATCGGAACCTTTTAGGTAGCCGAGGTATCCTGAAACAATTGCTACGATAACATTGCCGTAGGTGTCAGTAGTTTCAGGAGTAAAGAAAGAATGAATCAAGCAGGCGAAAACAATTAAAACACAGACAATAGACGGGTCTAGTTTAAGATATGACATTGCTATTATCATCCTCTATAAAAATTTTGTTTAGAATTGGTCTATCACTAATTGTTAACTTTAATTCGTCTTTCGTCCATTTTGTGAATATTGAATCGTATCCATAGATATATTTTAAATTATCGTCGACAATAACTCCTGTCTTTTTCAGTGCGTCATTAACATATTTTGCGCTGCCACAAACATTATCAGGGTCACGCCCAAAGTTTTTAATTCGCCATTCGTAAAGCATCCATACTTTGTCAGGAAAACATGGAATTTTTTGTTCTATAATAAGTTTTTGTATATCAAAGTCCCATTCTTTTTTAGTAGTTGCGCTTTTAAATTTATTTGCACGAGCGTATCTTATTTGTTCATTAAGAGTCGGCGGAAGTGGACAGATAAAAATCGCTTTCATAATTTTATTGGGCGATACTTTTTAAATATCATTAGCAAATCATCAGGAATTGTACCAAGTTGACCAGTTCCGTAGTTGATTTTTACCTCTTCAAAAGGTAACTCAACTGACGAAACACCCTTAAAAGAACCCGTATTGCATACCCAATCTAAAACACGACCAAAAGCCGCTTTTATCTCTCTTGTTTGTCGGGTATCTTGGGTAAAATCAATGCCACTGGAATACTCTACATCAGCCTCAGAAAACTCAGGATATGGCTCTCGACTATGGACTTGATAGCCGCCATACCCCCACGATCTACCAATCGCAGTAGATAGGTGAATTTGCCCGTCTATATCGATTATGTAGTCGTTAGAACCTAAAGTCCGCCAACTATCAGGAGCGATAGCCCGATTAAATCCATCGGTAATATTGCCTAGTCTAGCTTTAATTATCGGAGCAGGATTGCTGATAAGTGGAGTATTTATACTGACATAAGTTAATCTAAAATTTTGGAATTTTAGATTAACTCTTAGTCTTTCCCGGTGACGGGTAATCTCTAAAGGTCGATCTGCCCCTCTATCGCCTTCAATGATTGATTGAACAAAGTAAATCGCACCAGTGACGGCATCTTCTGATAAAGATACTGATGGTGCGAAAATAGAGAGGTCATCAATGCTAAAAATCATTAGGAAATTTTGCTCAATAGAGGACAACTGGTGTCTTTGACTGGACAAAATGGACGATGATCGAGATCAGTTCTGAGTTGACCTTTACACCGGTTACAGACTGGATAACCTAGCGCTTTCAGATTGTTATAAGTAACTTCATTGGTTCCATTTGTCAGGGGAAGGTTTTTAGTTCCACCTGTCACAGTGGGTAAAGTTTCTTCGAGGGTTTCTTTGCTTGCCATAATTGTTAGAAAGATAAAGTTTATACCGCTACATCTAGGGTGCGTAATTCAGCTACTCGTAACTGCTGAGAGGCTTCCCCAGTACCTACGGGATCAACGTCAAGAGTTTTGTAGCCGAGCCACGCTAACCAAGTTGCGCGAATCCGACGATCAAATTGAGTGACATTATCAAAAGTGATTTGAAACGGCATCCCTACACCAACACCTAACGCACCGGCTCCAATTAAATAACCAGTACGGGTAGTTCTAGCACCTAAAGAACCGCCCAATGTTTCACTTTGAACACCGGGTTGACCAGCCGCTCCGACACCGACACTATTGCCAGTTTCAAAAATATGGAATTTTTCTACCAACCCTAAATACGAGTTAACCCTTCCAGTATCCCCAGGGGGAATATAGGATGGATTGAGAATATTTAGTAAAGCGTCAAGATCGCGAGTCGTATTTGCTTGCCAATCGTCATTATAACTCTCTTTTAATTGCAGAATTTGAGTCGAATTTAAGAATAGCAAATACGTCTGGTCGGGATACATCTGGAACTTGTTATCGTGGGCGTATTGATATAATCGCCGCAAGAATCCTTTGGTAAAAGTTCCATCATCTCCTGTTGCTGATAATCCAGTGGGAGAAGTAACAAGACTGCCTTTTTTGTTATACAAATGCAGTGACGTGCTATCAAGCATCGTTTTGATCATGGTATTATCAAAACTTGCATAGTCGTAATACAGCGTATTCTGCATCCAATCAATCATTCCCATCGCACTAAAATATTCAGTGAAAGTTGGGATAGAAACAGGTCGGATTGCAGTAGAAGCACCTACTTTACCGCGCCCATATTCAAAGATTTCTGCCGATACGCTAGACGCACTATTATTATCTGATTCAGAAGTCAGATCAGCATACTCACCCTTTCCTGATAGTTGATAATCGCTTACCGACGGGGAACTTGTTAGGTAATTTAATCGAGGAATTCGGATAACAGTTCCATTACGAGCCGTAAAGTCTAATGCGTAATTAGGAATCTGCCAAAAGGCAAACCCAGGGATTTGAGTTGTACGGAGAATTGCTGACAAAGTGTCAAGAAAAAACGGAGGCAAATCAGCCGCAGTCGTTGGGGCATTTTTTGAAACTTGACCGCCCATTACAGGAGCCGAACGAGTCCCTCTGAACCAGCCTTGTTTGCGACCCCAATCATCTAAAGAGTTGACAATCTGTTGCCGGTTATTTTTAACATGGCGATCTAATCGTACTTTATCGTACAGGTTTACTGTCTGATTACCGCCCATTACAGGAGCCGAATAGATTACACCAGAATTTTTCTGAATGTCTTCAATCAAATCAAAGGTTTCGTCAAGCGCACCTGTAATTTTATCAGCATCATGAGCGACGGTTTTGTTGAAGTTAGGGAACTGCATTTTTTCTGGTGTTTGGCTACCGTAAAGCTTTCCTACGTCAGCAAAATTATTAATCGTCTTTTCCGACTCAGTGACTTTAGTTTCTAGTTGAGCGATTTTTTCATTAGATTTTTGGATAGCTTCCGTGGCAGAATTGAGAGAAGCTTCTAGGGTAGCTTTTGTAGTTTCAAATTGTTGTTTTTGAGACTCTAATGCAGATTGTTTGTCTAATTCCATCGCTTGCTTTACCGAAGCTACGGTTTCTGCTACGGTGTTTTTGACAATCTCTTGAATCGCTTTGGGATCAAAGACTGGGACGGGAGTGGGATCAGGGTCAGAATTTTTGACTGGTACACCACTTCCAGAAGACTTTAAATCACCTCGAAAAGTGGCTTTTTGAGTCAGGGCGTAGATTTCTTCTTGAGAAGGAGCATCACTTCCTTCTGCTGAATCTTTAATAACTACGGGAGTAACCCGTTTGATTTCTTTTAGGGTACTTTTCATTACTGATTACTGATCACTAACTATTAGATATAATTGTACTACAGAACTTTCTGTTTTAGGAAAAAACAAAAGTATTGAGACGAGAATCTATCAATCTCGCCTGACGACAATTGTTATTAGCAACAAAACTGCATTCGATAGAATCCATTTTTCCGGAACGGCGATAGTAAGGGGTTAGCGTTTCTTCATCTACTAGCCCTGCCATATACGGGGGGTAGTGGGGACATTTAGGATCACTGTAAGGAATATCGCAGATAGGACAAATCGACTCGCCATAAAAAATTCCCCCCATTGAAACATCGGCTTTTCTGCCATAGGAAATTTCTGAAATAATCGGGTGAGTCGCTTCTGCAAATCCAAAGACCAAGACCTGATGAT